TTAATTCCTATCTAAACCAATGAACCCCGTAGCAATATCTTTCAATAAACTTTCCAGCTGCTCTGCGAATAAAATAGTTACGCCATCAACATCTTTAAAATCTTCTTCTGGATGATCATCTTCAAGACAACGAGTGACAATGACGTATTTATCTATAACAGTGAAGTTTTCATTATTCCAGTAATCAGCTTTTTGAATTTGTTTAATCGCGCCATCACTCATTAATCCACGGTAATCCTTCACTTGGATAGCAATACCGTAACTCTTCCCAAGTAAACCAGGTAATGTAATGAGGATATCCGTACCATGATCCTTCTCAGCAGGCCCACCAGTACGCTCAACTAAAATTGGATCAGGTAAAATCTTTCTAATACCTTCAACTAATGCGTATTCCCACTCTTCATTAGAAAATTGCTTATTCATCTGTTGATAGAAACTATTATAAAAATTCGTTTGCTCAAGAGATTTACTTATATTATCAGTAAGAAGATTATTGAAACGGTTACTAAAACCAATCGAATCAATTAAAAGTTCATCATGATTAATAAGCGCTTCAATACTGTCTTTACAATGACTCATATTCCAAAAGCGATTAACCTGTTTTAAGCTCGCTCTTAGATCCCCCAATACGTTCGTATTTGTTCTATTAAAACTTTTAATCAAACGAGCAGGGAAAATATGCCCAAAGTCCTCTAGCTCAGGATGAATTGAAAAATCGTAACCTTCATCAAAATCTTGTGTTGCTTCAACGATTGCAACTTCATTCCATGTTGGTAAGCGAGGTACTAATAATATGTCACCTTTCTTTACCTTACGAAAAATAGGTAGATTGCGACGAGCGCCACTATCCATCGTGAGCTGCCTTAGATTCTGCTTATCATCCCATCCCCAACCCTGTCTTAACTTACCTTCTGCCAACTCTTGACGGAAAAAGTCAATCTTCGTTTTATCAATTCGGTAACCCCAATAATTTCTAGACATTTAACGCACCCTAAACTCAGTAAAATAAGCGCGCAGTTTAATCTTACGATTTCTAAAACAAAGATATATAAAACAAAACTCATACAGCAATCACAATAATCTACTCATAAGACTGATAAACAAATTCAAGTCCGCCATTCATTCGAACATGGCCACCTCTCACCAAATACCCTCTTTCCCAAACCGTCTTCAACAAAGTACTGGCCCACGAACAGGACAACTCACAACGCTCGGCAATCTGTTCTGCTGTTACCTTTTCACCAGGCATAATCGACTGCAGAACTTTTAACTGGGTTTTACTCAATTTGATTAAGCCAACTTGATGAGGAACAACGCGTGCTGCTCCCATCAAATTAGCGTTGATTTGTTCGTTTTTCGTACAAATCTGCATTCTTATTATCATCCGCTGAGGTTTATAATGAAAAGTGGCTTCAAGCCAGTCTGGATAAGGGTTTATCGAGGATTGGATTTTGAATCGAGACAGGTGCTAGACAGGTACACCATCCTTTTTTAAGCCATTTATGGTACGTTTCTAACGCTTCTTTCTTCTGTAATTCCATATGTGTATGGATATAAGCTTGATCTAACTTATTTCGAGCATGGTTAAGCAAAGATTCACAGACAATGTAATCAACCCCTAATTCCGCCCATATTGAACGTGCACGCTTTCTAAGATCATGTGCACTCCACGCCTTCTTAGATACTCCTCGCACCCATTCACTGGCTTTAGCACTGTGGATTGGCTGATTATTCCAACGAGATAATGGAAACAAGTGATCACTGTTATAGCCTAGCGCACGTTGCCAGGCTTGATATGAACGTAATAGTTCAATCATCTCAGTGGTAAGTGGATAACTCATTGCTACGTCGTTCTTGGCGTCTTCTTTAGGAATGAACCATCGCTTTTCAATAAAGCTGATGTTCTTCCATAAAGCCTTTCTGGTTTCACCAATGCGAGAACCATGCGCTAACATCATCATTAGTAGTAATCGTTGTGGTGGTTGTTGTTGGCCAATCGCCGGCAAGATATCAATCAGGTCTTCAGTATTCACTCGGCAGCCTTTTATTTGGGCTTCTGTAACGGAAAACGTCTCAGGGAAAAACGTTTTAAATTGCACTTCTGATAACGGATTAGCGGTGATGTGTTTCAATCGTCTAGCAATAGAGAAAGCCGTTTTCAATAAAAAGAAGTTCGCCCTCACATAACTCACTGAATAGCCTTGCTCAAACATAGGCTGAATCAAGGCGCTATCTATCTTTTGATGGTCAATATCAGTAATAGCAACCCCATGAAATAGGCTCATCACATGGGTTTCAGCCATACTTTTTAGGTTATTCAATCGCTCTTTCGTGGAACGTTTTAAGGTACATTGCCGCTGAACATGCCAATCAACCAGCTGATCTACCGTTTCAAAGCGATTACATTCGATGGCTTTTCCTTTAGCTATTTGGACTGATACCGCACTCACCACATCCATAATGTCTTTAGCCTGAGTACCAGGATATTTCGCAATACGATATGGATATTGTTTGCCAGCTTCATAACGATAAAACCACCACGTTCCACCGGTTCGAGATGCGTTAAACCGCAAGTAAAGTGGGCATCGAATATCTTTTAGCTGGCGAACACGTTGATCATTAATATGACGTTTGATTTGAGCATCAGAGATTTTTACGGGGAGTGTTGCAGAAAAGAAGGCATGTTGATTAAAGCGAATTTTACTGTTTGTGATCATTACTCACCTATTAACGTGGCTTGAATACTCATTCGATTGGGTTGTAATCCTTGGCCAGAGAACGACACTTGATCAACAGAACATTGACCTTTGAAGGCGCGAGGGAAAGTATCATCAAGTAGCACTAGCCCTTCCGCAAAAATGGTGGGATTAGGCGGTGCTTCAATGCTGATTTTCCGCCCTTGCCGTTGCATTTTCCGAAGCTCTGCAGCACACGCTTGTTCTGCTTCATTCTTGGTGTTCTTATCTTTGCCTAATGACTTAAACGGTTTACTCCCCACTTTGACCTGTTGCCGGCTTCCATCTGCAGTTGAACTATAAAAAGCCTTAACACCATTAAAATCTTGTCGACCATCTAACTCTGCAGATACATTAACAAAGTCACTATTGCCCGGATGGTTAACCATAGGGAGTGACAGCGTAACGCTTTCAATATTCTTACCTGAAGCACTACGTTGTTCACCTATTGGCACAAAAATAAACCGCCCTTCAACAGGTTTCGCTATTGCATCATAAGACTTGGCCAAGCGGTTCATAAATGCCGGCGTACTTTCATCAGAACGATCTATATGCTCGATTTCAATTTTTTGTAATCGCGGATGGACAAAAACATCAAATCCATGAGGGGTAAGGCAGTCATACACGACTTGTCCTACTGTTGTTTTATCCCAACTGCACGACTTACGTTCACGATAACCACTTTCATCTTTGATAGAGAAAGGCGCAACGGTGAGAACTAACGTGATCTCTCTTGGGTATAAATTCACTGACCGTTTTGATATCTGAAAACTATCCCGTACAACATCCCCCAATCGCACCGAATAACGTTCACCTTTAGGTGGCAGTCCATCAACATCATCAGAGCTCACTACCAAAGTAACGTTATCGCCTTCGGTACCGTTACCATCATTCAACCGCCATGACTTTAAACGGTCCAATATCAAATCAGCATTATTGCCTATTAAATGAAACATTCCTTAATCCCATGATTTAGTAACACGTTGCGTTTTAGGTACCTGCTTGACTTGAGGTAACACCACTTCGGTATCAACAAAAAAAACCTCACGCCGAACGTGAGGATTTAATTGATAGAAGGCTTGTTCTAATTGGTCATTATCTTGGCCAGTGTGCTTATAGAGTAAATCCGTGATCAACTCACCGGCTTTGGCGCTTACCTTCACTCGCGGTACTCCTTCAATTGCAGCATGACATCTGTCACCATGGCTTGGCCGTTATGGATCAATGCCGACTTACCTTCTTTCAGTTGTTGAATCGTCCATTTACCTAAGTTAATACCTTGGCCATCACTGACTTGTTGTGGAGATTCAATTAACGTTCGAAGCTTTTCAACTGACTCCTGCGCCCCGTATTGCAACCATTTTGCCGTTATATCAAGGGTTTCAAGCGGTTTTCCGGTCATTTCAGAGCGTGCGTCATAAATCAAACTGACTTCTGAATACGCGCCTGGTGAAGTTCGCTCAAACTTCATAATCGGTGTTTTATCACCCACAGAAAAAACGAACTCACCAATCACTAAATGGTGCATAACGATCCTTAGCTATCTCTATCAATAGCGGCATAACTAAATTGGGTTGATAAGGTGTTCTCACCCATTAATGACGATAATTGTTGGTTCATTTGACGGGTAATTTCTTGCGCTATCAGCTTTTCATCTTGACCAGCTGCAGCCGTTATTTGAAAGGTAGGAGAAAATGATATTGGTGGGCTTTGCTTAGCCATCGCTTCTTTGCTTTGAACTTCATCTACCTTTTTAGCGGTTTCTTCAGGAGAATCGAGTTTTTTGCCAAACCAGCCGCCGAGCATTTCACCGCCCATGCCACCCGCAATAGAACCCAACAAACCACCAATCGCGGTACCTATACCAGGTAAAATGAAAGTACCAATGGCAGCACCTAACGCACCACCGCCCATAGAACCACCGATATCCCCCAATGCACCGCCTGTTTGTTCCATATCGCCATTAATGACACCTTCAACAACGGAAGAGGCATTCATCATCATTCCTAATGGTTTCAATACCTTGGTAAGCCCTGTTTTGCCTGCAGTTTCAGCAATATCACCACCAATTCCAATCATATCCATTGCATCTGATGCCATCGCGTCCATAGGCATTAAAGCTAATCCAGAACCCGCTAAGGCCATAGCAGCACCTTTAGGGGTAACATTACTTACCAAAGACTGAGCACCAGAACCCACCTTTTGAGCCATTCGACTTTCCAAAACAGAACTAAGTAACCCACCTAACCCTTTACGGCGACCACGAACACGGCGACGACCTTTACGCTTTTTACGAGAACGGGCTTCTTTACCTACACTGCTATTGCCTTTCCTTTCTGGCCCTTAGCTAGATGAAACGGCAGCATTTAAGCTTCGCCAACGTTTGGCTGCTAATGCTGCAATCCGTCCACCGTCTTGGGTTTCACGATTTAAACCTTTCGTAAATAAACGGGTTTTATCTATCGAATTACCAAAGACGAGCGATAACGCTTTCCCCGCTAACAACACCCCTTTCAAACCAATAAACGCTGCAACACCAATACCCACAGCTTGGGTAACACCAGTATTCGCTTCAGCAAAGTTAGCCAGTAAATCAACACCTTTACCTAACGGTTCCAGTACCCAATTAAGCGCTGGCAATAACGCGGTACCAAACACCACGCTGAGTCGATTTAACTTATTCACGAACATATCAATGCCACTGCCTGTGGTACTGATTCTGGCATTGTATTCTTGATCAAGAGAATCAAGATGAACGGTAGAGTCTTCTTTTGATAGCGTTAACAGCTTGGAGAAATTCGCCATATTGCCTGATAGTGATGCCACCGCACCTTTGGCTTCTTCACCAAATATCTGACTCAAAATGGCACTTTTATCTTCTTTTGGTGCCTGATTAACGGCATTAAGCACTTCAATCAAAGTACCTGATGCATCGTCTTGCATTCTTGCGGCAATATCATCAGCATCTAAGCCAATTGAGGCCATTGCCTTTTGTTGAGTACCACTTGCTGCATCACCTAACGTCAATCGACCTGATATATTCTTCAAGGCCGTTGCTGCACGCTCTTCACCCATGCCTAATGACAATAATGAAGCCGATAATGCCGTAGACTCATTAACCTTAAAGCCACCGGTTTTGGCTGATGCCCCTTCACGCGCCATCACACCCGCAATATCTTTCGCTTTGGCATTCGAGTTGTTCGAAAGGTAGTTAGCAAGACCAGCTACATTCATTGCGCCTTGTTGATCAACACCTAAGGCCGCTTTAAACACAGATAAGGCTTCACCGGCTTGACCCGCATCCATATCAAAGGCAACCCCCATCTTGGCCGAATCAAGTACAAAGCTTTTCAGTTCATTGATGTCTTTAATGCCACTTTGACCACCTGCAGCTAACATCGCATTAATATTATCGGCACTCATGGGTGTGGTGGTTGAGGTTTTCAGCGCCCACGATTGCAATTCTGAAGATTGCTCATCACTCATGTTGACGACTTTTTTCACATCAGCAAATGAGCTCTCATTTTTAATCGCCGTCCAAATAGATCCAACGATCGGTGCTGCAGCTGCCGCTAACCCTGTAGCTTCACTGCCTATTTCGCCTAACTTCGCTTTACGACTATCAATCCGACCTTGGATTGATTGCATCTCTTTTAATCGAGCATTCTGCTTTTCAAGGGCTAAGGTAGCTTTATCAGCTTGTTGCTTTAATCGGTTTTGTTCATCACCAAGCTTATCGGTACTCACACCCGCCGCTTGCAGTGAGCTTTTTAACTTATTTAAGGTGCTATGTTGCTTCTCTTGTCTGTCGGTTAACTTACCTAACTTACCGCTGGCACGTTTATAAGCGACAGAGAGATCATTAGTTTGGGATTTATTCTGATAAATTTCAGTATTGAGTGATTCAAGTCGAAGTTGGGCTTCTTTTAGCTTAATTTGTAAGGCTTGTGCCCCCTCCTTTGAGGCTTGCTGCATTTCCTGATTTAACCCACGAATTTCGTTCTGAGTTAAATTGTATTCACCGCGTAATTGAGTGGTTTTCTGCTTACTCTCAGCTATCGCAGCACTAAGAGAAGTCATGGTGCTTTGGGTTTCAGTTAATTGAGCAGACAGTTTTTCAGCTCTAAGCTCTGCCGCTTCAAAGCCTTTAATACCCTTTAGCTGACCATTTAACGACTGAACCTCGCCCCGTTGTTCCGCCAGAGCTGCCGTTAACCGCTCTGTTGCGGTAGTCGTTGAAACAATATCTTTAACGCCTTTTACCGACGCATCTAAGACAAAACTAATCTTTTCCGTCATTATTTGACTCCGAGCTTAGATAAGATCAATTCATAACGCCGTAATGCCTGGTCTTGTGACCACTCCCTGAGTTCACTTTCAGTGGTATTACGGTGCATTGGGATCAAATCAATCAGAGCTTCGACGTCACGGGGCGAAAGTAATCCCCCGCAAGTTGAAAAAAAGCGCCCACCTGCGGTTTAATGGCTAAGTAATCATTCAATGCCATGGCGTCCATATCTTGTTTATCTAAATGACATACCACCCGAAACATAAACTCTTCACGTTCGTAATGATCATCAATATCTGCCAATGCTTCAGAGTGTTTCACCTTAGGAACAGCAAATTTAATGTGGCTAATGGTTTCTTCTAGTTCATTGGTAAACGGAAACGCCAAATCAAATTCAAAGTCTTTACCCGTTAATGAATGATCATTCATTTCATCAGATGGCGTTAAGATAAAGGCGCGAATATCTTGATGTAATTGGGTAAAATCAGGCACCGACAGCTCTTCAAACTCGGTCGGCGTTAAGTCAGTACAGGCTAAAATCATCGCCTTAAACTGCTTAAATTGTTCAACGGCAGACAGATCATCTTTCATCACAAAAGGCAGCTTGCGAAACGCGCCTAAGGTGATGGTATTAATCGTTAATTTATGGCTACCTGAACGGTTAAAAAATGGCAGTGTGGTTTCTTTCTTCATGGGTTTTTCTCACAAAAAAAGCGCCCATAGGCGCTATCAGTCATACATAATTCAAAGGCGGTTTAAATGATGCCGGCTAATCCCATCAAATCGACACCACCAATAATGGTTTTACCGGTATTCACATTGATGTCATGAACCACAATGCCCGTATCATGTTGGGTATACGCTTTACAGGTACCTTCAATAGTAATGGTTGGCTTCTCGCCCATCTTCACCGCTTCTTTCTTAATGGCCGTAATCGGTCCATACATCGAATAGGTTTCCACATAAGGAACACCATCGGTACTTTTGCCTTTTTCAACCACGTTAATCTGGGCATTACCCATGGTGTACTTACCCAAAGAACGCGATAACACCCCATGCTCACCTTTCACTTTTAATGACCAACTGAGCTTTTCTAAGCCAACAGTATCTTCAGAAGCAACAAATGCCCCTTCGTTATTGGCTAATTTGGCTTTTACTTCCGGTGGCGTAAAGTCCACTATTTCATTCATCAATGGCACAGATTCAACCTGTGCCGTAATACGCATACGAATACGATCAGCCATTTACCACCTCATCAAGCCATGCTGCAATTAACCCGTTATCGACACTCATTTCGTACACCATATGTTCATTAGGCGAATAGCGGCCATAGTTCACACATAGGAACCATCGACCTGCCGTATAGTTTTCTAGATTATTCTTGGTGGGATGAAGAAAGGCTTTAAACACCGGAATAACGGTCTGCGCGACTAAGTCCTGTCCCCAATTGGTTAAACGATCAACAACTTGCTGCATGAACTCTTCAGTCAGTTGTTTACCCAATAACGGTTGGCTGGTTTCTTCTAACTTACGTGCCATCAAGTCTTCTAAACCAACATGAGAGATAAAACGCCCGGTATTAGTACGGTTACCAATAATCGAATAACCGCCCATCCGTGTATGCGCTATCGTCACCACACCATGTTTATTCAAGAAGTTCGCTTGCGTGGTTTTATCATTGATTTTATAGGCAATATTACGGGCAGTTTCATCACACACCACGGAGCAATTTTGTGGGCTTTCCCAACCCGATACTGAAGCCATTGCCGCCACTAAAGCGATGGATGCTGGCATTAATACCTGTACGCCATCATAGGTTTTCAGAAACCAAGGATCGATGATACATAGTTTATCTTCACCCGTTCCTTCAGCGCCAAAACCTGCAGCAAACTCAGCTGCTGCCATATCATTGGTGTTTGGACCATCAAGCACAGGACGACAACGCACATCACGTCCAATTAACGCTAACTTTTGTCCTACCGCTTTTGAATGAAAACCAGGGGCGGCAATAATGGTGGGTGTTTCAGGGCAAGCCTTAACGGTTTCCAAACCACGAATGGCACCAGTTGCTGAATCCACACCACCAATCACATTGGCTTCGGTTGCTGCAGTAGTCGCACCGACTTCAACCACCGTGACATAGAGCGCACATTTCACGTACTCAAACAAATAACGCACCACGGTAGGTAACGAACCTTGACGGTTACCGGTTGAATCTAATGCCATCATTGCATCAGCATAATTCCATAACCGTGTTGGCTCGTTATAGGCAACGGTGCCGCGTTTATCGGGAGCCGTACCTACCAAGTGCACGACTTGTTGTGCTAATGGCCCCATACTTGGTTGCGGCTCAATGGTGCGAACCTCAACCCCATTTAATTCAAAATCTTGAATAGGTGCTAATGAACTCATTGTTGCTGTCCTTGGGCTTTTTGTTGGGAAGGAAGTTGTGCCGGTTTACCAATCTTGCCATTCATCAGCAAAAAGGTTGTTTGGGTTGGATGCAAAGCAATGGTGTTATCTGCCGGTGAATACCAACGCCCATTTAAACGAAAAGGCTGCAAGATCGGATGATCTTGCAGCCCTGTTTGATGCAAGGTTGCCATGTGGTGTCCTTTAAACGTGAAATTTAGATGTAAAAAAAACCGCTGATTAATAGCGGTTTCTAAATAATTGGTTTAATAAGATATAAATCTTTTGGTTTGGGATCTTTTGAATTAGCCCAAGATCGACAAGCATCAATAAAAGTATGCATTTGAGTTTTAATGTCCTCTGGACCAACTCGTTCAATTGTTAGTTGTTTACCTAACGCATAATATTTTGTGATATAGGCTTCACAACGCTCATTCACATCAATCGAACTTAAAATATCATCTGAATAATCAAACTGTTCTATCATAATTTTTAACTTCCTGGTTGTACATCATAAGGAGATTCTCCATATATAGATGGCCAATATCCCCATTTAGGAGCGCTTCTATCTAACGGTACATATCCTGAAACTATCGCAGGCCAAATAAATAAAACTTCACCGGTAACTGTATTTACACGAGGGTGAGCATGCATATAGCGACCAGGACCACCTCTATAGACATTACCGCATAATCCCCATTCATTAGTTACATTATTAAGCCACATATCGGATATACTGCCAGAAATTAACTTTGCATAACTTGCGACAGTAATACATCCAGTCATATTCCCAAGAGGATTAGGATAAATAGTATAGCTAGAATGAATATCTGCTTGATATCCACTCCAAATTAGTTTCATAACACGAATTTTAGGTTGAAAATGTTGAACCCCATTCATTCCCATATTTTTTAATATTTCTTTTTCTTCTGTATCTCGATCAGCCCATGCTGTCCCTGTAATAATTTCTCTATATAGCGACACTTCAATTGTAAATTGCGAGTTTTTAGAAAAATAATCTAAATTTGCACCTGTTAAATTACAGTATTGATTTTTGCTTTGACGAAATATTGCATTTTCTAATCGCGATTGAGTAATAAATGCATCAAACTTCTTTGTTGCTGCATCAACTTCCTTATCAATCTCCCCAATTTTGCTATTCACCGCACCCGTCAGGTTTTCTGAGGCTCTAACTAATGCCCCGATTTGTTGTTCTAAACTCATTGATTAACTTCCATTATTTGTATTCACTGCATTATTAAACGATACCGCGAGTCGTATACCATAGGTTGTGCCGGCAATAATGCTCAGTAACGGCAGTCCCTCCATTGTGCATGCCATAATCCCTCACACTCTTTTTTCTAGTTCATTAAAACGAAATAGCAATTCAAGATGGCGCGACATATTGCCAATTTGAGCCGTAGCCATGGTGGTTAACTCTTCACCCAGTAACAGGTTTATATTGTCATTACCGACCTCAATCGTGATGCTATTTGACGGTAATGGGGAGACATCTAGCGTGAACTTCTGCAACCAACTAGCATTGGCTGATTTATACGCCAATAACGTATTAGGCACTGAATAGACCGCTAACAAAGTGCCAGTTTCTAAAAAGAACCCAACTTCTCGCACTTCATATTCCAGATTGCCTTTAAATACTGCCGCCATGCGTAGTTGTGTTGGGCTTAGTTCTTCCCAATCTGAAATCAGTTCACGTTGCCTTTCGTTGTACAACGCTTTTTGCTCAGGTGTTGGTTGATAACTGCGGTCACCCGCTGCTATCCATTTAATCGCCCCTTTAATGCCTTGGTTTTTAGCGCTAATTAGCTCTGCCAATCCCACTTTAGTAAATTGAACAACGGGTGAACTCATGTTCTTGCTCCTAACGTTATATCGGTACTCATCACCATACGCATACCGCCTGCAAAATAGCTCCCTCCTGTACACCACGTATCATTAGGCATGCATCCCTGATACGACTCATCACCGACCGTGGTATGAAAGTAACCACCTGAAACACCAAAGGGAGCCAATACCAACGGTGATGGTGGCATGATACCAGTGGCTGAATCATCGTAATCAACAACGGATGGCTGTTTTACCCCTGAGAACGTGAGCCCAGTGTCTAAACCAAAGGCTAAAATTAGATCAACGGTGTCACGCTCAGACTTGGTGTTTTCAATCCGTGTCAGCATTCGTTTAGCGGTTTCTTGATTCACCGGCTTATTGCGTTTCCAAGCCACCACCTCAATATGATAAGGACCCGGCGGCGCTTCCATTTGATACCAAGGGGTAACTTCAATATCACAATCCAACGCATCCATAGCCACCGCTAAACCGTGACGAGTCCCCGCTTTTCGGTGGATTTCAAAGGCGTTATCTGCCGTTTTACGCTGTTGTTCTAATGAATCTTCAGGTCGCCAATCTGTTACCCCTCGCTCACCAGCCAGTAAGGAAACAAAGTGCTCTGACGTTAATCGTGGTTGTTTCAGTTCAGGAAAGGGATCGGTTTGGTTAGCCAGTAAGGTATGCCAGGCATATTCTAAGGATTCTTCAATTAGGGTGCGGTTTTCAGGTTGAACAGAAATAAAAGGCTCAGTCACCTCGGACATCAATGATCACCTCCGTACAATACGGTGCTTCATCCCACTGGCAGATAACATCATCTGCAGGCTCATGGACTTTGGCGCGTTTTGCTCCTAACTCATAAAGAATGTGTGCCACCTCTTCTCTATCAACAATGCCATTGAGCTTATGGCGTTTTTCAGCTAACGCCCATGCTGCTTGTTCAGCTTGGGCTTTATCAACATGCGAACTTGGATCCGAGCCGGTATACACCGTGGCCACAATTCGATACAGCTTTGGAGCCGCACTTTTCGTGGTGATTTCATCAGACTCTTGGGCTATATCATCACGTTGAAGGTAATCAGCCACTCGCTTTAATAACGCATCACTGGCAATGCCTTGTGGATGTTCTCTACTTAGCACTGCTACACACACTTTGCCAGAGTTAGGCTCTAACATTTTAGGCATCGCATCTTTAACCGGCATTGGCCTATTTAAGTGCTGAAATTCATACCGCATCACCACTGCATCGGGTTCTGATTCAATCTTTATCAGAGGCCGCTCATCTAAGGTCAGCGCATGAAATTTATACCCCATTCGTGTACCTGTGGTATGAAACTGATAAGGCGCTAAATCAAACCGCTGCAGCAGACTTTCATCTGATTCCATGATGGCCGGCTTCGGTGGGAAAATACTGTTATCACTCGCCGTTAATACTTGCCGCTTTAAGCCATATTGCAATGCCAGCAAATCCACCATGTCGGATTCAGTCACGAACTTACGAAACATCTGTAAGGCTTGGTGGTTTTGCTCTCTAATTTCAGCCACCCGTTTTAACACAAACGCCTGAGTCACTTGTGCCAGCAGTTCACCATCATTGGTCATGGCTTGGTGTAATAATTGTGCCTTATCAGTATCTGACTTAGCACAATACGCCACCGCAGCTTCAATATACTCACTCAATAAGGTTTCAAATTCAGGCACCACAAACGCTTTAGGTAAACTCATAACCGCACCTGTAATTCAATGTCATTACCTCGCCATACGCCTTTCACCACAACTGAAAACCCCGTATCACTTGCTATGGCTTGGCACTGTTTGGCTTTAAATTGGGTTAAACCATTGGCAGAATTAGCCAGTGCTTCAAGGGATAGGTTTTGCACTATCATGGCTTCCGTTGGGTTTTGCATTCGACCTAAACGGGCAATGGCTTTATTCCCTATTTGGCGGCGCTTAATGCGTGAGGTCATTTGTGTTGTCATGATCCGTTCAAACCTACACGTTAACGCAGCCATACCCGTGACGGTTTTCCCTGTTTTAGGATCAATCCCTATCATTGTTGTTGCTCCGTTTTACTGGTGTTAGGATTTCCATGCATGTGGATATGGTCGTTATAAATCTTACGATCCGCAGCCATCGAACGGGTACCATCAGCAACATCCCCCGAAGCACGATAATTACCCTCTTGTTCAATATCACCCACCACTTTGACACCACCAGGATAATGCGCCGTTAATGCACCAGTATCTAAGTCATAACACTCAGTCATACCGTTGCCGTAATCGGTCATCACTTGGTTTTCTTCGGTAGTAGGACAAGGAAAGTGTGTTGAAGGTAATCCCATCAGAGCAACGGAATTATTGAGGTTATCGCCACAGCCTAAGTTAATCAGAATGCACTGTTCACCAACACTAGGACGACGATAATGACTGACTCGCCCCGCACTATGAACAAAGAACGGCACCCGCGTTGCCTTATTCTGGCCAGCGGTGATATCAACCGCTTGATTAGAGGTCGCAGCCACCACGCCTAAGCGAATAATATTGCCCGAAGAACGGCGGTTTTCTTCGACCTCTTCACGTAAGGCCATCACTTCTTTTTCTAACGAACGGATCCGTTCAACTAATGCCCTCAACATTGGCTTTCGTTCCTATAATCTCATGCCAATCGTGTTCAATCGGCCCCATAAAAATACGCTGCTTGATAGTCACAACCCGCAAGAACACGCCATTATCAGGATTAAAACGGCGCGGCAGATTTGAAATCAACCGCGCCTCTTCAACATCATCCACACAACCAAAGCGTTGATTGAATAACTCACGCTCAATACGGCTGGATAAGTCCAGCGCCACCACATCAAAGTTAGCTTGAGCAATCGGCACTTCTACCAAGAATCTCAGTTCAATTTCATGGATTTTACGACCATCATTGTTGGTGTGATTAATGGATTGGCATTCACCGCATTGGTAACGCACGATAGGTGCACTTGGCTCTGTTTCTTCACGTTGATAGGCTGTTTCTATCTTGCCTAGCTGTAAACGCTGCTCTAATCGTTCAATGACGGTCATCACCCATTCACTTGGTGCCCGAAAGAATGAATTGGAACTCACGATGAAAAAACTCCTCAAATTTACGGTTTAAATCGGGTAAGTAAGAATCAATGATCTCTTCCGACTCTTCACTAATATCGATGGTGACTAACTTAATGGATTTTCGACCTTTATTTTCACGGCGAAAGACCAACAGTTGATCACTGTCCATTGGTGAGATAAACGCGCCATCATAGAAATGACTACCCACTTGCACCCCTTTACCATTTTGAACTGGTGTCCCTAATCGATGCACACCAAGGCTTCTTACCCCCACCCACAGCTTTGACATACCGCCGTTTTTATAAGTTCTAAAACGGGTGGTCATGGCTTTTGAATCAATACTGAGTTCATAACCTAAATCAGCCATCGAAGCCGCCCTTAACCAGCGATTGGTTTTGATCATCGCTTGTTTAGCCGCTTTTGCTAATTCATCGGGAAGGTAAGAAAGACGGGCAAGAAAGCGGGTATCCAACACCATGTTAGTATTCAGAGAAGTCATGTTTAATCCCAGCTTGCGACAGATTTAAAACATATTCACGCTGCAGCTGACTCTCGCGCTTTCCTTTGCCTTGTTCATGACCAGAAAGCACCAAGCTATAACGCTTACCCTTTATCATCATGGTGGATAACGGTGGCAAACAACTGGCCGTTAATAACCGTTTAATGGCATGACCTTCTGATGATTGGTGTTTGATATAACCTTGAATTTTCCATTGTTGGCCATCGGGTAACATCACCACTAATTCACTGCCAAAACACTGCTGAATAGAGGCTCGAATCAACTGCCGAGCATCATCAAAAGCACTCTTCATTGATCACCTATCATGTGAGTTAACTGATTAAGGCTACACCCATCAGCAATACGCCATTATCAATGAATGAGCCGATAGGAACGGTGACAGCACCATCACCTGTTGGTGCTGTTTTAGTAAATACGCCACTATCAAAATAAGCCGCTTCACCGATAAATGAAGGAGAATCGCCGGCTTTAATCGGTCCATCAAACAAACCACGGTAAGTACAACTCACCACTTGGCCTTCTTGCGCCGAATAATTAGGTATCACAATTAACGCACCGTACTTCACTGGCACATCTTTCACAAAACCACCCACTGGCGCTTTTAAATCAATCTTTGAACCATCAGCAATACGCATAGTGTTCTCTGTCCCTGTTGTTTATTTCACTTATAAAAAAGGATGCCGAAGCACCCTATAAGAATAGATATTATTTGGCGGCAAATGTTGCCTGAGCGATACCACGACGATCGAGCACTTTCGAGGTCACATCATAAGTAATACGGAACTTCGCACCGTCACTGCTCCAACCATCCCCCGTTTCTAACCAAGGATCTTGTGCACCATCAAGAAAGCCCATCACCACCGAATCAAAATCTTTGCCGGTTAACGCAATCGCACCATTAATCATTGCTAATCGTGCGGTTTCAACCACCTTGGCAAACTTCTTATAGGCAGGATTAAACGTATCAGGTTTACTTGCAGTATTAAGTACCGCTTCTAAGAATGAAGCATGGTCTGGGTTGGCTAACAGGATTTCACCACGTAAATCTAATGCATCCCCTTCAGAGGTGGTCGCTGTTGCAAAGGCTTTATGCAGCGCCATCACTAAAGCTTGGTAATCAGCTGCTGGAATATCATTGACTAAGTTGCCCCATTTATTGGCGCCACCAGCTTGGAACACACTCTTACCATCTCCCATTTTTCCGCTAAGAATGGCGTTAAACATCAACTTATCCGACAAACGATAAGCAGATTGCATGAACTTACGCGGGATTTTCGAGATCAATGCAATCTCATCATTGATGATAGCTTGACGAGTAAAGGCAATTTCACGACCAAAACTGGCTAACTGAATTTTCTCTCCACTGCCTTTGATAGTGGCTGATTTGTATTCACCGTCTTCTGATACGGCCATTAAATCAGGGGCATCATTAATCAGAATTAAATCAGTCTCTTTAAAGTTAGGCAGGTTTTCAGTATTAGCAAGCTCTCGCCATAATGGTGCACGTACTTGCGCTTCATCTCGCATCACCGTTCGTACACTTTCGGTGATGATGTCTGCAAAATCACCGCTGTTAAACGCACGAGCGACTAATTCATTCTTGTTACCACAATATTTAGCATCCTTACCCACCGCGATTTCAGCCATATCGAGTAAGGTTTTTAAGCGGTACGGGTTATCTTTTTCAATTTCTCCCGTACCACAACGAGCATTTAGGGCATTTTGCAGCGCATCTTTGGTGGCATTACCGTTGCCCACATGAATATGGGTATTGGTTAACCCTGTTGGTGGTTGTTCTGCATGGGGCTCTTGGCCATTGATGGAAATCGACCCCAAGTATTGCAATATCTTGAGCGAGCTATCTTCAGCACTGCAATTTAAATCATTGAGCATTTCATCACGCAGCGTGTCACTCACCTTATGGGTTGCACACAAAGCACGAATAGTCGATTGACGTTGGTTCTCGTTTTTTAACGCATTTTGTAATGCATCGTTATCGATAGGTTTAGGCATAGGATCACTTTGTTGGTTTATTAGAGGTTCAGGTGTCGGTGTTGCTGGCGGTTGCACAAGCTGATTCAATAAATCATCAGGGGTATGTTTAAAGGCTTTGGCTTGCAGCTCAGTGGCAGAGACTTGTTTAAGGCAATTGGATAAGTCCACGGCATCAATCACCGCATCAATCAAACCAAACTCCAATGCTTGGCTGGCGGTGAACCAGGTTTCTTTTGCCATCGCTTGCAGCACATCATCTAACGACTTACCACAGCGTTCGGCATAGGCTTCGGCAATGGTCTGCTTGGCGTTCTTCAGTTGAGTTAACGCACTTTCTATTTCATTTTCGCCACCCCACGCACCAATAGCGGGATCATGAATCATCAGCTTGGCATTTTCAGGCATTTGAATTTCATCGCAAGCCATTAAGAAATAGCTAGAAATCGATGCCACTAGCCCATCAACGATGCCAATGGTTTTGCCTTTATGAGCTTTAATGGCGTTATACATCGCCAGCCCTTCATAGACCGAACCACCATAACTTTGAATACGGATCTCAGCATCTTGCGTACCGACAGACTGCAAGGCTTTGATTAAATCAATGGCTTCAATGTCATAACTACCAATATCACCATGGATCCACACCTTCACCGGTTGGCCTTCGCCTTGGTTATTGAGCGTGAACCACGATTTAGTTGTCTTTGGCATGTTGTGCCTCTTTGGTTGAATGTTGGATCTTCGTTTGAACGTTATGCGCAGGATCAGCCGTACTCACAATGGCATCATCATTCATGGCTTGGCGTTCGGCTTTTATCTCGCGGCGTACAGCAACAGGGTTATAGTTGCGTTCACGTTGGAAGTGACTGAGTGATTGCAGTCCTAGACGAGTCCCTTTTTCAATACCGCTCATCTCTTTAGCGGGATCAATCCACGGCATCACAGGTGCTTGATAAATAGCATTAAGCACTGAAACCGCATCCACTTCTTTAGGCACTACCAATTCCCGCGATAAAATCGCCATCTGTAGTGCCATTCGATATTGAGGACGGGTCCAACTGGTAACGAACTTACGTTGTAAAATTCGATAACGGGCAAAGGAATCAATTAACTCTTGCCGTTGGGCTGAATAAGAACCGGTGTAATGACGGGTTACGCTCGAGCAATTAACACCAGCACCTGATGCCGCTAATCGCATTTGAGCATCACGAAATGGACTGCTCATCGCTTCTTGGCGCTTGCTTTCAACAATGCCGGCATCTTCACCAGGAGCAAGTTCAAAACTGTTCCCCATTCCTAGAAAGATATCGCCACCACGTTCAAAGTTATCAGTCTCACCTGAGCCCGTATCTCGTTTAATGAAATAGGCAAAACGGCTGGCAATCTGTGCACTGACACGCTCTGATTGATCGTAATCTTCAATATCGGCAATCAAATCTAAGACCGAATGCAGCAGTGTTACCCCTCGGTTTTGATGAAATCGACGAGTGAACTTCAAATGCGCCACAAACCGCGCATCCACTTCAGCAAAAGAAAAGCCATGGGCATCACGCTGAATCAGCAATGACACCATCTGACCTAAACCATTACGGCGAATACCTTCATACATGCCCTTTTCAGGCTCGTTGATATTCAGGGGAATGTAATCAGGCTCAAACGGCTGCACTCCAAACGGTGTTGATGATGGGTATTCAATTCCTGCATCTCGCCCTAGGTAATAACGAGCAAACACTTCACCATCACGCAGCCACGTTCGACAAGCTAACCATTCGGTTTCAGCCCGTGATAACTCACCATCAATGTTCTGTTGCAATGAAAACCGTTCAAACCATTCGCTGATCTTACGGGCAAAGTCAGTATGAACATCACCGTTCATGTCTAGTGGCTGTGGTTCAATCATTATGCCGTTAGGTCCAACGACATTGGCACACAGTTCATCAAGGATGGCAGTGACATAAGGCGTGTTTTCATCCATATATCGTGCACGTTCGCGTAAAGACTTCGCATCTTTATTTATTTGATTGGCTTTGCCAGTAGAGCGAGCATTACGTTTTTTGGTATGAGGATTAGCAGGCAGTGCGGCTTGGTATTTATTAATCAGGTTACGGTTATAAAGCCGTTCAGCCCCCAACTTAGGATTAAAATAACAAATGATACGATCGGCTATATTCAATTTACTCAAGGTAGTTTCTCCGGATCATACTGCGGCGTCCTCCCTGATTTTCACGGCTAATCAACTGCTGAAGACGTTCTATTTCACGGCGAACCGTTGCTAAACTCGCAAAGGTCAGCTTTTCCCCTTCAGCAGTTTCAACCGCTTGTTGCATCAAGATCTTTTTCTCGGCATCGAGATACCACTGCAGCCGTTCACGTTGGGTTGTCATCCAAAAATTCCTTTTGAGTGGTTATATCGTCGACGCGCCACCCGTTCAAACTTCGGCGTTTGGTCTGCATCAACCACATTGCTATTAAATTGCCAATCAGCCGCCCACGCTGGCGGGTTATCCCAATGGATATCATCACCGCCTTTGTAATGCATACCGGCTTCGGCATAGGCACATAAATCAAACCACACCCGATCCGCCCAACCTGGTAAATGAAAGAACCGCGCACCAAACTCTAACCGTGAAAAACTGGCAGCAACGCGATTTTTTAAACGGTTGGTATGCAGCATTAACAACGGGATTTCACCGTTGGCCAACTTACTGCGTTTATCGGGATAGGTTTCTTTAACCAGATCATCGATGTCACGGCTTGCCCCTTTTACTAAGCGGAATAGATGCGATAAGCCATGCCCTTTGAGGCGGTTATAAAACTGATAAGCATGATCGGTAACCGATGAGCTTTTCTGTTTACCTTTTTTCTTCTCACCTGAGCCACCAGAATCACACAAGGTTAATACCGGCTTCATCACCCTCCCTGAACCATCAGCTAAGGGATAGGTTTTCTTGATCACTTGTTCAATCAACAAATCCCAATCTTCGGCATACACCATCGGGTTAATGCGGTCATTGTTACGATAGGGATTGGTGAGAATTTCAAAGCGGTCAATCACCCACCGTTGCAGCCCTTCACCATAGACGTGGGCTTGAACCACAAAACGCGGATTCTGTTTTCCACCTTGCACATCGATGGACATCATTAAGAAACGTCCACCCAATGGCACTATGCCACGTTCATGATCTGCAGCTCGTGCCATTAACTGATGCGCACCCACTTCTTGACCTCGAGACTGCATTACATAAGGTCGCCCCATGCGCACATTGATAAAGGTTTTTAATGACTCTTCATCACCACAGTCTTGGAACAAAGCATCCGCATTTAAAAAGCGATACACCAAGTTTTCCCAACTGGCATAGGCTGCCACAATGCCTTCAAACCAAAACGTTGCCCATTTACTGGTTCGAATCGCTGATTCATCCGTGACAACATCACCATATTGGTCAATTGCACCGTCACGAAACCAACGCCCTTCAAGGTTCATGGTCTGTTTTTGTGATTCAGTATGACGATGACAACAGCGAGGACATTCTACCCATGCGGTTTTAGCCGCTTCTAAAGGCTCAGCGTGTTGTTCCCATTTCAAGGTTTCAAAATCAGGACGAAAATAACTATGACAGTCTCGGCATAACCAATAAAAACGGCGGCGATCACCTTGGTTATATAAGTCAGCAATACCACCACAGGGTTGGGATTCATGAGGTGATAAATCTTCAACACGTTTAGGGCTACGCACAATACGACCAGGAGAAGATTCTGCCATCACCATGCCGGATGATTTCGCGTTTTGGACACGCATTAGCATCAGTTCAAACTTAGAACCTTCTTGGCCAACTGCATCATCAGCACGATCGTAATCGGTCGCGCCAGCATAACGATAGGTGGACGCAGATAAACTGGTTTCGGTGGCAGAATCCAACTTTAGGATCATGCCATTTTTAAATTTCTTCGAAGTGATATTGTCATCAGCCTTACGCCCTGTTCGCAGCTTGGCAATACCAGCAGTAGCTGAAAAGCTCCGTTCTAAATCGACCTTCGACATATCAGTAGCTTTGGTCTTGGTACTGTAGATAAGCAGCATGTCACCAGGGGCTTGCGTGACGGTATAATTTATCCAACCTTCCACCATTGCTTTGGTTTTACCTGAACGCGCAGGACCAACCACAATCACCGCTTCATAAATACGCCGAGCCAAACAATTTAACGGCTCTCGCATGTACGGTACTTGTGACGATAGAAACTTAGTCACATCGGTACCATCAGAGATCCACAGTTCATCATCAGCCGCTTCTACTGGTGTTTTATCCGTGGGTGCACACAGGTAAGCAAAACTGCGACGAATGGCTTTAGCATTGGCAAACTCAATCCCTAAACGGGCATCAAACTGTCTCAAGCTCATCAGCGACCGCCTTTAAATCGAAATTAAGCAGAGTTTCTAAATCTTCAAGTTGTTGCGGTGTCGCGGTAGGAATAGCCGATTCAATACGGGTGATCACCTTGTCTTTAAAGCCTTTAACACTGGCAATACAGACTGCAATTTCATTCTCATAATCTTCTTTGGTGACACTCTCACCAGATTCCCGCATCAAAATCAGTTTTTCACGTTCGCTTTGCACATACGCCCGTAATTCAGCTGCCGTTTTAAACCCCATTAAATCGGGCGCATCTGATTCTTTACGCGGTTGTTGGCATAGGTACGGTGCGACTTGCACCACATCATAAAGTGGCGTGTTGCCCTTATAAGCGACAGGTGAAACCCCTGCCGCTTTTAAGTTCTTACGAATAGTTGAACGGTGTTTACCAAACTGTTCAAGTTCGGTGGTATTCCAAAAACGTTTTTCATTATTCATGGCACTCTCAATCGTGGTTATGGCTCTCCCTCTGTAATGGGTAACGCCGCGCAGTGTGTTGGGTCGTTATAACAACGGCGTAAGTTTTCAATTTGTGCCGCACACAGCGAGAAATGATGTAACCACACCGGATCACGTTTAGCGGCTTCACCCCAAGTCATGGGCGGTTTATGGAATGGTTGTTTGCAGCTAATCAAATACGCTGCAGGTGGTTTGATATATTCAATTTTGTATTGAGTCACCACTTGCGGGCTTGGTGTAGTACAACCACTGACTAGCGTTAGGGATAGGAAAATCAGCACACTCTTCATGAGCAATATCCTTATCGATTTGACGTTGTGCTTTTAACGCCCGTTGTTGCCATTGCTGACGTTGACGTTCGTTATGTTCAGCGGCTAATCGTTCTTGGTGAGATGCTTGCTCTAAACGGGTAATGGTAGATTGCATCGACTGATTAACTTCCACTAACTGCTTTGATTTGGTTTGTTGTTCCATGACCAGTGCTTGAGCCGCTTCCAGCTTTTGCACTGTCTGTGAATACGTCCACACCAATATCGATAATGCCGTTAATACACTAACAGCCCCGATTAGCTTGAACTTACCGATAGCCATACAAGCAAACCTTTTGCTCTGCTAAACGGCGTTTAACAATGCCAGCACAATGACTGCTATCAAGCCGGCAATCTTTACCATTCACAAATACCCACCGTGGAAACTCATTACAGGCAGCGGTTAACTGCCCTGCTTTAAGTTTCTTGAGATAGGTAGAACTGCGAAAGTTGCCAGCCCCGAGGTTAAACACGAATGACACTGCCATATCGTATTGAGGGCCAGCAGCTAATGTTACTTGCCTATCAACCACCTTTTCCGCTGCGCTAATATCTTCAATGTACCAATCGGCAATAGTTTCAGTAGTTGCTTTGTCGCCTTGTTTTACTCCTGTTGTATGGCCTAACCCTGCAGTCCAACGGTCAGCACTGCATTGGTAAGCGGATGATGAACACCCTTCTAGATTACTGATAAACGCTAATCCATCAGGGGTGGTTTTTAAATCGTGATCGGTACCAGCTACAACCGCCAGTACACTGGCGACCAAGCAGCCAATAACGCCACTAGTCTTCTTCAATTTGCTCATAGATTTTCTTCACCTCTGGATGGTTTTGCAGGGCTTTGAGAGTTCGATGTCGATAAAACCAGTTAATAAACGCGGTAAATACGGTGGCAAAAATAGAGATGAGCACCCCTATTTCGTTCATGGAAAGACCAGAGGCTACACCGGTTAAACCTGCCCAAAGGTAGGCAAACCAGCTAATAACTTTCTCTCTCATAGGCGAATTTCAGACATAAAAAAACCGCCTCAAAGGACGGTTATGGATTTAATGGAATCCTAAAACGACAAAACCCCACCGAGTAGGTGAGGTTCTGCAATGTGGTGATATTGCCTATATCACCTATTTAAGTCAATACTAATAAAGTAATCTTTTTCAAAAATATTAATTAATCTTTGTAGCGTTTGGATCGAAAGTAAAACAAAGATAGTTTATTTTCTACTTTGTTATTATAAAAGATAATAACTTTTTTCTTTATATAACGTGGAACCCCATATCCTCAAACCGTTTTTTACATGCTAAATTTAATTTCTTTACAGCCCAAATTAACCGATACTTTGGTCGTGATGAAGCAACATAAGCAAATCTTGCTCCCTCACTATTCGAGTCTCTGATCCAATGAGTCCAATGAGAATTAGAGGAGCCTCGAGCATCAGGACTAGATATTAAAATTGTAGCATCATGAGTTTCTCCTTTAGATCCATGAATAGTTGTTTTACGATAAGAAATATTAAGATTCATAGGGTGCCCTAGATACTCACTCACTAACTCTTTTGCCAATCCTCGTGGCGCCATAATATTAATATTTGTTAATGGCTCAACCACTTTAATAATATGCTCATTCACAAAACTTTGTTCATTTAAACTTCGAAGTAAAGGTTTCACTCGACTTACCCAAGCAGACCAAGTCACATCCATATCTTTTAAAGTATCGTTTGATAAATATAAAATTGATGAAAAAAGAAATTGCCTCCAAATCAAATTGGATGAAATACTTTGAGGACAATTAAAACTACTAGGTTTTACACTCTCCTTTAAATAATAACGAAGAAATTCAGAATAAAGTGTTATAGATTTTTCTATGGCTTCCATATCATCAGAATTAAATAATTGTATTGCCAATGCAAGCTTTTGGATAATATTTAAATTTACAACCTGAGTCTGAAACTTTTGAAGAGTAGAATACCCTCTTGCAACAATTACAGTATTTTTATACTCATAGCATATGTTATGAAATATATCGACCAACTCTGTTGGACAATTTTCATATTGAATAACATAACAAGCCGGTTCTGATTGGTTGAATTTACCCTCTATATTATTACGGCCAGTTAATTCACCACAAACATTTATTATTTGTTGGCAACTACGGAAATTTTTGGTAAGAGCTAATTGTATAAAATCATTATCGATTGCAAATTTTCCCACAGCACTAGGATCAACATCTCTAAATCCATATATTGCCTGATGCAGATCTCCAATAAAATGCAACTTCACACCAAAATCTGAAAGCTTTTGAAGAATAATTAATTGTTCAAAAGATAAATCCTGACACTCGTCAACAATAATCAACGGATATCGTCTAGAAAAAATTTGGAAATAATTATTAAAATTAAATATAGATAATGCTTTAAATGCTAAATATTCAATATCTTTATATGTGGCATAGCCAGCAGATAACATTTTCTTTTTAAGAGATATTAAATCTTTTATTTGCCAATTTTCAAATACAACTGAGTTTAATAGACGGTCATGCACTCGGTCACCAGTATTAAAAATTAGTTTTTTCTTTTTTTTATCTAACGAATAATGGTGTGCATATACATATCCTCTACTAGCAACTTTCCAGGTTGTTCTAAACCCTAAATTTGAAGTCCCTTCAACTATCCGAATTGAGCAATCCCCCCCAACGCCCTCATATCCCGTTAATTCACAAGCTAATGGATTCACTATATTTTTATATATAAAGCTATCAAATGTACCTAAAAAATGAGGGAATAAACTGCGACCACCAGGAAGATATTTAAAAACTCTATTTTTCAGTTCATCTGTCGCACTATTTGCAAAAGACAACACTGCAATCCCTCCTGGGAACCTATCCCAAGTCGATGCTTCTCGCGCAACTTTTGCGGCAACCACTTCTGTTTTACCACTACCAGGACATGCTTCTAGAAAAACATGTGTATTTATATCCGATTGAATATATGCTTCTTGCTCTCCTGTAAACTCAATCATAATTGAATATTCTCTACTGAACATGCCCAAAGAATTGCTTTTTTTATATACTCAGGAACACTTATAGACAAATCGTCTTTTATAATTTTATCTGCAAGCACTTGAGAAAAAATACCTTTCCCAATATTATCATTATCAATACAGCCCAAAATCCTATAGGCTACTTTAGACTTCTCTTCTGAACATCTTGCTGACCAATCAATATCTGCAATTTTGCTAAACTCATTAATTACTCGACTATTCCCTCTCTTAGGTTTTGGCCAAAGTGTTAGAATTACTTGAGCCATAACAGCAGCATTATTACCTTCCATAGCTAAGTCATATTCTAGTGTTTTATATTTACTAACAAATAAACGGGCATTTTCTGAGTTATTAATTGTACCTTTAAATTTTAAAGCAGGATTAGTTCCAGGAAGAATATTATCATCGTATGGCATCGAATCTTTAGGAGGATCAAGATCTGTAATACCCGAACATCGAACTGGAATATTTAAGCCATCTTGATCATTTTCACCATCAACATCTTTGAAATTACAATAAAGTCTCATGAAATGTTTAAAATAAATACCATTTAAATTTATAGTAGAAATACCTTTATCTTCAAGAGTTTTATTACCTTCTGTTTCCCCCCTCAATACTTGTTTAGCAAAAGCTGGAATCAGCATTTGCTCAGCAATACCTTCAACAAGTATAACTCCACTAGCAAAAAGTAAATTCGATTTTGTTACATCTAACCAACGATTAATAAATTGCTTACTATTATCAGGAAGGTCACATAAACAAAGTGGTGTAGCTATAGGTAATCTCGTTTTTGATAAATGTATAATGGAATCACTTTCAACTGAAGATGCTAGAACAGTTGAATGACTAGTTACAATAACTTGAACATTACGATTATCTTCAGCAACAGACTTTAAATGATTTAATAATCTAATTTGTAATTGTGGATGTAAATGAGCTTCTGGTTCTTCAATTAATAATAATTTAAATAAAGCTTCATCTTCATCACTTTCTGTAAGTGTTAACTCTGCCAAAATTGATGCTATATAAAGCAAATTGTTATACCCAAGACTATTTTGACTTAAACTTCTGAACAATTCTTGATTATCTGATGACATGTTAGGAAAGAATAATAGAGTTAAACTTTCGACTATTTTTGTAAAATCACTTTCAACAAATTGAATTCGAGTTTTTTGACCAAAATGGATACCAATCGCTTTTTCTAAATGTTCTGCAATTAAAGTATTTGCTGATTTAATACTTAATTCTTCATCAGTAGCTAAAGACTCATTAAAAACTTTAAATTTTTCTTCTAATGGATGAAGTTGATCGTCTTTCCTACATTTTTTTAGTTCTTTTCGATTAATAGCTTTGAGTAACCGAGAAAGACGAGACTGTCTTCCATTTGTTAATTTTGACTCAGCATCTCGAAGAGGAGGTAAATAAATACATTGAATTAAATCAATTAACTCTGCATCAAATTGAGAACTAATTGATGCCCCTCCCCACAACAATCTTTTATAGCGGCCTCTAATTTCTTTATTTTCAGCTTGAATATTTAGCTTTGCTATTTCTGTCCCCCCAGTCCAAGGTAAAAATGCAACTTTTTCTTTTGCATCTAAATCAGAAAAATGAGCACAAATAGAAAAAGACGAAGCAGCTATTGCATTTGGTATAAAAGCACAAAAAAAATCATCATTATTTATACTATACCTGCCTGACTCTGAATCTTGAAATAATTGACGAATAGCACTAATAATTGCTGTTTTTCCCGCACCATTTTCGCCGACAATAACATTTAATCCAGATGAAAAATTAATTTCGAAATTTTCTTCAAAACAACGAAAACCTTTTACATTTAACTTATTTAAATACATATAATTCTCATTAATTAGTCATCAAACACATATTCACAAAGGCACTATACACACAATAACACCAACTCAGAATATGCAACATGGAAAAGTAAAAAAACGCCATTAATTCATTAAGTAAACAATAATTTTATTTATATAAAAATCTAAACGACTAATTCACAACCTTCCCTTTCAACCTGCCTTTCCATCGCTATCACTGCCACAGCCCTATTCTCAACTAGCCACAACACCAACTGACTCAATACCACGTTATAACGTTTAAACCGGCTATAGGTTACTGGTAAAATTTGAGCAAAATACGCAAATCGAGTTTCTTGCGTCCATACAATTCGACCTGCTTTACAACACTGGCATTTACATCGATTACGGTTTTTATCAACCACAATCGCACTACCATTACACTCTGGACACACTTGGCCATTCTGTTGAGTCGCTTCAGCAATGGCAGTTGCACATAACGCTGTTAACGCCTTTTCAGGATAAACACCGCGCCAATCTTCCATTAAGCGTAATGTTTCGCCTCTGGTCGCTATTTGTAGTTGTTTAAGTGCATGAACATCTCTTAGCCCTTCAACAAAAAGTACTAACCACCCTACTGGCGATTCATGCCAACATAGCCCCACTACCGCCAATTGTTCTTCTGCAGACAATAACGCTTTACCACCGCCAGACTGAGGATCGTAGTTGATTCCTTTAATCGCAAATTTACTCAACAGGGTTTCGATTCTCATGCTGGTTGTGTTCCTTTATTAATTCTAAAACTTGTCCAATTAAACGTTACCCACTTACCGTCTTCCATAATGCGGTCAACAGCTGCGCGGCCTAAGGTTGTTATAAGTTCATCACTCTGAAGGTTGGTAATCACCCCTGTTGGTTTTTCTAGGGTATAACGTTCATCAATGATGCGGTTTATCATTACTCGCTCGTTATTGCTGTTGTGCTGAACGCCCAATTCATCTATCACCAGCAAATCGACATTACTCAGAAAACGAATCAGTGCAGTTTCACTGGTTGCTGAGTCTTGGCGGTAAGTATCACGAAATTTAAGCATCAATTCGGCAACGGTGATCACCACTACTGATCGGCGTTGCTGAAGTGCTTGATTGGCAATCGCACACGCTAAGTGGTTTTTACCTGTGCCTGATGTACCCGCAAAGATAAAACCACCACACGCACGATCATTCAGAAAATTATCTACCAACACTTTTGATTCATTGAACGCATGTTGCTGACCTGCATTCTGAATCACGAAGTTATCAAAGCTACAGTGTTGGTGACGCTTCTTGATACCTGAACGCCCTAATGCTTTTGACACTCGTGTTTGCTGGTTTTGCTCATAGACATTTCTATCTAACTCTCTCGTTTCACGCTGATGAATGGCTTGCATTTGTTCGTAAGTGTATGGCTTCACATGGGCTGGCATAGTTTGCGCTAAACGTTGCATGATATTCATCGATAATCCTCCGGTGGGCCATATTTGCCATCGCTGGCACCCATTCGCTGTGTAGTTGAGATTTGTTTGTTAGTACGCTCTGCTGCCCACTTGTTGGCATTGCGCATGCCGTTACGCCAAGCAGCTACCCAATCTAAATATTTACAATCACGGGCTTTCATCGCATCGACCCACTGACACGTTGCCGCTTGTGCATCAAGAGTAAAACCTTGTGCTGAGTACCACTGCTGCATTGACTCGGTGATGGTGAAATCATCTGCCAGTTCAGTTTTCAATTTACGCTGAGCACGAACAGGCTTGGTGTTACGTTCCTGTGGTGCCGGTTGTGGCTGATCAATGATTTGAGAATCTTGATAAGCATCCTCACAAGGGACTACAGGGTTATTGATCTGTTTTATCGGATCTGTATTGGATCTGTTAATGGATTCGGTAATTTTCCCGTTTCCTAGGTTTCGGTGAGATCCCCGAATGGATTCGGTAATATTCCCGTTTCCATTCGGTAAATTTACCGAATCGGAATATTGACTAAAAAAGATGATTTCCATTAGCTTTGCTTCATTGAATTTGTAGTGCACTGTCGGCACACCATTTGCCTTCTTACGGGCTGTCTCTAGGCAATCATTTAAGCGTGTTTTTAGCTTCTTCAATGCATAGCGAACTTGGTCGACAGAGAAGCCTAATTCATCCGCCAATTGCTCATGCCGCTTATAGAACCAACCATCAGTTCTCGTTGTACGACCAGACCAAAACACTAACTGAGACAGCACTGCAGCTTGGTTTAAATCGCCCTTACAAAAGCGAATGTAAACACGCGGAATACTGATATTAGCTTCATTACCTGATAGCTCTCGTATTGCGTTAAATAACCCTGACATACCGCCTCCATTGTTGCGCTGATATCGTGTTGATTGCTTGATAACACTTATTCATGGCTGCCAACCTTTTGATTTTTAGCAGTCATTAAAGTCTCTAAATACCCAAGTAAAGGTTTATGAGATCCTTCACTTTCTTGTACTTCTCGGTAAGCAGCACGGAGCTGTTCTACGGTGGCGTTATCAGGTAGCAACAATAACGATGACAATGCTTCAGATGATTCTTTGTTAAACATGGCCAGTAGCTGATCACGTTTAGGTGTTTCACTCCCCGTTCCTATTACTGCTACGGAAAACCCCAGTGGATTTAAAAACGCATTGAGCGCATCAGAAGCTCGCTGTTTGGGTAAGGCAACCAAAATAGCCGGTAACAAATCCATCATGGTAGCCTTAGCTTCAATACTGGTTCGTTCTAAATAACGGAAAAAGTTTTGTTGGTTGTTCTTATCATCAGCCCCTACCGGTTTAAGCAATTGCTTTCGTTGAGCATCAACTTCAAACGGTAAATCCATATTGTGATATTGACGGGCAACTTTTTGAGCAATGAACTCTTTACTGACTTCAGTACGCCATCCCTCTACAGCGTTACGCATAACGCTTTTTAGGCTCTGAATTGACATGCGGGTTTTCCTTAACTGTATAAATAACCAGAAGATGGACAATCATCTATAATCAGATTGTTTCGTTACTATTTTGTTTAGGGTTGGGAAATACTTCTTCAAACGTGCAGTTTGCACCTAACTTATTGAGAGCATTAACAATCATCCAACATGTTTGTAGGTTGGGTTTTCTTATTGATGCTTCAAAATTAGAGATTCGAGATGGACCACTATCTAATTTCCCAGCGAGTTCAGCTTGAGAAATATTTAATAGCTTCCGTTTCTGTGCGATTTGATTCATTAAAGCTCCTTGGTTACGGTCAAGATACACATATCGTGAATTATTATCAACTCGAAATTCACAAATAGTGTGTTATTTAATTTCACGCTTCGTGATAATTTATGAATATGAATAAAAAGACTGAAGTAGGACTGCGTTTAAAGCAGCTCCGCACCAAACAAGGCATTAGCCAAAAAGACCTAGCTGAACTTTGCGGCTGGGGACCTTCGCGCATCAGTAACTATGAGTCTGGATTGAGAAGTATTAATTTAGATGATGCTGATATGCTGGCTAAACATTTAGGCATTAAGCCATATCAGATTTTGTTTGATGATGATGAGCTAACCAACTTTGCCAATGTCACCACTATCGATATCCAACCGAACTATCAAAAATCTTTCCCTGTTTTAAGTTCGATTCAAGCAGGCGCATGGACAGAAGCGTGTGAGCCTTACTTGAAAGATGAAATAAGCGAATGGTACGGCACGACTGAACGAACAAGCGCTAATTGCTTCTGGCTTCGTGTTCATGGTGATTCAATGACATCATCTAGTGGTATTAGTTTTCCAGAAGAAACACTGGTTCTTGTTGATGCCGAACGAGAAGCGAGAAACGGCTCACTTGTTGTTGCAAAATTGACAGACGTAAATGAAGCCACGTTTAAAAAACTGGTTATTGATGCTGGCCAACGATTCTTAAAACCATTAAACCCTCAATATCCTACTTTACCCATTAACGGTAATTGCAAAATTATCGGGGTTGTTATTGATGCCAAACTAAAATTGTTTTAATCAGTAACACGTAAACATGAACCGCCTTCCTGGCGGTTTTTTTATACTTAAATTTTAAGTTCACGATTTGTGTTGACATCACAAACACGTTTTGTGTATCTTTGTTTTACACAAAACGTGAATTAAATACTTATCATAGCTTCATAATAAAAGGATGAATGATCAATGTGTTCTCATTTCAATACTGCTCAAGGGGCAGTAAAACTCATTAAATCACGTAATAGTGATTGGCAAGAATGTTGGGAACTGTTGATTATTCCAAATCCAACAACTGGTTGGGGTGTCTCAAAATCTTATTCACTTGAAACCGACATCACTCAAGAACTTGTCGAGCAATTTGCTCATGAAGCTATTCACTTTCTATAACGTATATCGGCTTATGACTACTAATGATAAAAAACGTGAACAAGCACGTAAACGCGCCCAACGTTTGAGAGATAACCGCAAAACCAATGGCGTGACCAGTTTTCCTCTCCCATTAAATAATATGGAGATCGAACGGCTAAATGAGATCTGTAAATTTTTCTCTTATCCCAATACAGCTTGTGATAGCGCCGAAGCATTACAACTAATGATCCATCGTATTCATGGTGAAATGGAACAAATCAAACAATCACTAGGTACTTGCCAACATTGTGGTGAGTCATTACCGGAAGGATGTGCAAAATTAAAGGCAGGAGGCTTATTTAAAGGTGATGCCCGTTGCTGGCACACCATGAATCGAGTTCGTCTTTCTCAACCATCAAATAAAAGGATTTAATCATGCAGAATCTAATTATTACCTCCCCTGAATTAGTAGAACTAACAGGTTATAGCCGCGCTGCAGATCAAGCTTCTTGTTTAAGAAGCCACGGCATCTTTTATGTTGAAGGGAAAGATGGTCGTATAAGAACAACTTGGTATCACATTAACCACCCTGCTTCACACCGCAATAATAATAACGATGGATTTAACCTAGAGGCGTTAACATGAAAGAATGCAGTAACAAAAGCAAACGTAAACTGCCATCTCGCGTTTATGCTCATGGTAGAAAATATCGCTGGCATCCCAAAGCAGGTGGATCTATTGCAATATGTTCCGTAGATGCACCGTTATCATTAGTTTGGCTTGAATATGAAAAGCTTCTAAATATACACAAAAGAAATATCACTGAATTATTTCATGAATATTTTGATTCATTGCAATTTAAAGCACTTGCACCATCAACGCAGCGTTCTAATTTGGCACGAGTATCAACCTTAATAAAAGTGTTTGGTAATATGAACCCTGACGCCATATTACCCAAACATATTCGTGCTTTTATGGATAAACGTGGTGAACATTCAACATCCGCTGCAAACAATGACTTTTCATTATTATCAAAAGTAATGCAATGGTCATATGAACGAGGAAAGATAGATAAAAACCCATGTCGTGGGGTAAGAAAGTTTTCTGCCAAGCAACGTGATCGCTATATTACAGATGAAGAATATATCGCAGTTTACCAATGCGCTAATACCATCACTAAGGTAGCAATGGAACTAGCCTATTTATGTGCAGCTCGTAAAGGTGACATATTAAAACTTGAGTACTCGCATTTATTAGAGGGTGGTATTTTCATTACTCAATCTAAAACAGGTAAGAAACAAATTAAGATGTGGTCACCACGCTTGCGTGAAGCCATCGCCTTATCTGAAACGTTAGCTGAAAAACAAACTAACTTTGTGCTTCGTCGACCTAATGGCCAAAAGGTTCACGATCGTTCACTACAAGATTATTGGCAGGCAGCAAAAAAGAAAGCGGCTTTAGAATATGATATCAATACTGATTTCACATTCCATGATTTAAAAGCCAAAGGTATTTCAGATTACGAAGGAACAATGGCAGATAAACAACGGTTCTCTGGCCATAAAGAATTCGCTCAAGTTAATACCTATGATCGTAAAGTGGACATGGTGCCACCGCTCAATTTAAAAAGTATAAATAAACCAAAGAGTGATCAATAGCAAAAAGCCCTCCTATTTGAAGTGAGGGCTTTTTGCGTTGATGTTATAGCGTAAACTCTAGCTCATTTGTGGACAAAAGCTTCTTAGCTAGGTGCACTATTTGGGATAGTAAGTATTAGGAAAAGTAAGGGGAATGTTCAGCTTCTTTCGGCATCACCCTTCATTATATTTCCAATATTTACTTATATAAGGTGGCTTGGGCTTATCCAACACCTCGGATAGATGTCGGCTGCACGAAATATATCCTTATTTGTTAGGTTTGATTCTGCAAGTGACAAAATCCAAAATATGACGGAAAATTACATGCTACCACTAATCATCTTCATGTTTAATCAAACCACTTGACACATCTAGATAGTGTCCATCGCCAAGGTCTATTTCATATACTTCTTGGTTACCAGTGAAATAACTGAATCGATTTAAAGTATTTGATTGAGTTTGGTAATAATGCGGTTGAGTTCCATCAACATAAAATCGTCGAATATCATCTCGACATTGATAGCGACTCATATAGCCATGGAGACTATTTTCATAAGTAACACATGAACCATAATTACGTTCAATAAAATCTTCAACTACCCCCTCCATGTAATCTGGATTTTGCCAGAAACACTCACTTTTATTCCCCGTACTAAAATGAACAATCCTCTCGTACCCTTCAGACTCAAGATATTTCAACAAATATGATTCAATATCATGCACGTTACCTCGAATGATATTGAATGCAACATAAATGAAATATCCGGGGTTTTGTGATGATCTATGACGGGTATCAAGTCCGTTCGTCGTTTTGCCAACTTTAGACCATGTGCGATTATAAATATCCCCTCCAATGTATATCCAATCATTGGATTGGGGGCTACTATAAAATTCTTCAGAACCTCTCAA